GGATCGTTGATTATTTCCTCAATATTGGGGATATAGTCAAAGCCTATAGCTTTAATAGTAGTGACTTAATCTGGGCAGTTAAAACTTCGCGTACATTCTGGAACGTTGAGTGTAAAAACACTCGATGGCATCCCGATGACGTTAAAGCTCTATCTCTCCTGGACCGGGTCTCTATTAATAATGTTTCTATAGAGGGCGGTGTGTTCCAGCTTTCTCGTGCCGATTTTCTCCGTTCCCCAGTCTCTGGGTCTGATTTGATTCCGTCGTTAAGGTTTTCCCTACCGACTAATTCGATCAAACCCTGGCTGAATATGGGAGCGTTGATAGCCGATCGAGCAGCTGGTTTTACCGGGGTAAAGATCATTTGATCCTTACCCTTTAACCATTCCAACCTTGAGGTTGTACAATATGTCCTTTGCACTCACTTCCCCGATTACGGGGTCTGCACAGACAGGTCTTACGTCCCCGACGTACACCATTGTCCCCGACACTGCCCCAACATCTGCTGGAAAGCAGTATGCTGTGTCAGCGATCGGTGGGACTCAAGCTGGTGTTGATGCCAGTTCGAGTCCTTCCCGTCCTTTTACGATCACCTTGAGTCGGCCTGCCAATCTTACGCAGGTTTCCTCAGTTGATCCTGTGACGGGTGCGCTGAAGAAGATCAACCGTAACGTTTACAACATTCTGGTCCGTAAGGGGGTTACCCCTCTCGCTGGTCAGCCTGCTGCTACGTTATTCGTACGGATCAGCATCGACGTGCCGGCTGGTGCCGACTCCGCTGATGCTGCTAATGTACGAGCCGCGCTTTCCATGACTCTTGGAGCTCTTTCTTCGATCTCCTCGAGTATTGGTGACACGGCGGTTACTGGCGTTATCTAACATTTTACACCCAAGTGAAGTTACCTAGGTGTTATATGAGAGAAATATTCCAGTATATCAAGTCTAACCCTAGAAAGGTTATACTTGGCGCTGTTGCTATTCTTGGGACTCTTAATGTTATTCCTATAACATTAAGCCAAGCTATCATCAGCGTTATTAATCTTCCTGATGCTTCATTGCCTCAGTAAGATTTATCTTCTTCATCAGGTGTACTCTTATGGACAATCGTCCTTCTGTGCTACTTGAAGCCATCTATCAAGATGTCGCATCCTTTATCTCTTACGGCCCTAAAAGCTGTAAAGATATACCTCCAGGAATCGTCTACAAACAGTTTGCATCGTCGTACTTGGTCAATGAGATTGTACGTAAGTACATTCCCAAAGAAACCCGAGTTCAGGATGCAGCTGCTTTATCGACCTTTCTCACATCTAATGAAAGATGTGCAAATTGGAGACTTAGGAATGAGACGTTGGTTGATGATCTGCTCCTTGGTGAGTTTCGCCATGAAGTGGATCTCTTCTTCCATC